GTCACCACTGAAACCTTACTTCGTGCCTGTCGATCCCTGGCAGTACCTCGGGCATCGACGCGAGGATGACAACCCTGGCGCCAAGTTGACGATGCTGCGCTACGAAGAGGAGCGAAGAGTTGCTGACGGCGAATACGGCGAGGAGTACACTCCTGCCGCTCGTGTTATCATCCCTGGCGCTTACGAGCTATTCGAGGGAGATAAGAAGCTCGCTGTTGACACTGGCCTGTTCGATCTTGACTACATTCCCGTGGTTGACATTTACGCGCAACGCGAAGGGTTCAGGTGTGCAACTCCGCCGCTTGCTGATGTCGCACACCTGAACATCGCTCACTACCGCCGGCTCGCTGACATGCTGCACTCGCTGCATATCGCGGCGATTGGATTGCTTGTGCTTGAAGACTACGATGGCGTGGAAGCCGGTACTGGCGTGAACTATGGTATCAGAATGAATCCGGGCACAAAAGCGTACTGGGTAGCCTGTGATGCGGGTTCGTTTGCTGCGCAAGCGGAAATGCTTGATCGCATCGAAAACGAAATCTCGCACCTTGGCGTCACGAAGCTACTTGGGCAAAAGTTTGTCGCTGAGTCTGCTGACGCCAAGCGTATCGATCAACAGCAGGCCAACTGCGTACTTGCGGTAACGGCGCAAGAGCTTGAGAATGCCCTTAACGAGGCTTTTCGCATGGCCTCTGACTACAATGGCAAGGAAGCCCCAAAAGTTGTCATTGATCGTGACTTCGACTTCTATCGCCTGCTCGGTCAGGACGTGAGCGTGCTGTCTGATCTTGAGGAGAAGGGGCAGCTCCCGACAGAGGCCTTTATGAAGATTCTTGCTCGCGGCGAGTGGCTCCCGGAAGAAATGGACATCCCCACGCTGGTTGCGCAGGTCAAGGCGCTCAAGGAGCAGGCCAAGCGCGAGGCGATTCGACAGCAGCAAGCAAACGAAAGCCCCCCGGTCGCTTGACCGAGGGGCGATATGGCGAGAATCAGAAGCCCTGCATACGTTGATGCGCTTTTGTTGCGACAATCAACTCCGCATCAATAAGGGGCTCGCTCAGCACTTGCACGTCGGAGTCGCCGTCAGAGTAAGCCGTCTTCTCCATCACCAGGCCGGCAATGTTGACGACCTCGACCTGAGAGCCAAGCTCATCGCGTGCCGGCTCGTCCTTGGCGCCTTTCTCGGCAAGTTGCTGTCGCAGGCTCTCGATCTCCTTGTCGCGCTGCTCGATCTCGGCAAGCATGTCGCGTTGCTTGGCGGGCTCGGCGCCGAGCTGTTCGACTGGCGCGGCTTTCGCGGGAGCAGGAGCGGGAGTTTTCGGCTTGGCGGTTTCCATGGTGCGCTTTGGCGGCTACGCGCTACACTGTAGCGCATCCATCAAGCAACACCATGTCGCTCACTCCCGAACAAATTGCCGACCTGCAAGCCAAGGCCGCCAGGGTTGACGAGCTTGAACAGCGCCTGAATGCCCTGGATGGCAAGAAAGGGGAAGTTTTGGACGAGAAGAAGAAACTTCAGAGCCGGATCAGCGAAATGGAAGCGGCTGAAACAGCTCGCAGGCAAAAAGAGATGGAAGAACAAGGGCAACTGCAAGAGTTGCTCAACGAAGCACGCGATCAGATTAAAGCGCTACACGAGCAGCTCAAGGCCAAGGACACTCAGATCACGGAGATCACGACCAAAAGTCAGCGTGATAAGGCTAGGGCCGACTTCCTTGCCGCCGTAGGAGCAGAAGCCCAAGCGCCCAAGCAGCTATGGACGCATTTTGGGGAAAGCGCTCAGCTGCGCGATGACGTTCTCGTCGTGAAGTTCAAGGGCGTCGAAGTTCCCGCGAGCGAACTGATGGCCAAGATCCGCCAGGATCCCGAGTGGGCCTACCACGCCAAGCCTGCCGGCGGATCTGGTGGAATGGGCGCAAGGAGCACCCCTGGGGCCGCCGCTGCCGGCAGCGCCTCCACGGGCAGCAATCCATGGCTCACGGGCAACATTACTGAGCGCATCAAGCTAGGACTTGACAATCCCGAGCTTGCTGATAAGCTCAAAGCCGAAGCGGAAGCGACGCTCTCCGCACAAGGCAAGGGGTGAGGCTGCGCTAGGCCCCGAGCGAAAGCACCGCTGCTGCGCGGCCGTGTAAGCCAATTCACGACCCTTTGCTTTCCTTCCAGTGGCCTACCTTGGCAACTTGGGCGGTACTTTTGCCGGCGACGTTGCAAGTCTCACGCGGCTTGCAACGTCTGGCGAGTTTGCCCAATACCTGCAAGAAGAAATCTTCCTGCAGTCTCGAATGATTAAGTCCGGTATTGTCGCCCGAGAGGATACCCTGCTCTCGTCCACGACCGGCACCCGGATCGAGGCACCCTTCTTCAAGCCGCTCAACCCGGTAGAGGAGCGGATGACCTCGGGTAACAACTGGGGCATGTCCGGCGAGGGGCACTTCACGTTCCAGAAGGTCACCGCTGGCACGCAGTACGCGACCATCACTCACCGAGGCTTTGCGTTTGCGATCGACAAGCTGACGAAGCTGGCGATCGGCGAAGACCCGATGAAGGTGCTCGGCGAGCAAATGGCTCCCGCCATCGATAAACTCCGCACTACGAAGTTTATCTCTCACATGGAGGGCCTGCTTGGCACCGGCGGCCCCTTGAACACCGTCCACAGTCTCAACAAGTCCGTCACGACCGGCTCGACTATCTCCAACTGGCTGACGGTGGAGAACGTGATCGAGGCCCGTTACAGATTGGGCGAGCGACAGTCGGAACTCACGACCCTTGTGATTCCCTCTGCCTGTTCCGCCTATCTGGAGCAGCTCGGCTTCCTCACCTACGACGCCGATCGCCGAGGCGTAAACACCAGGCTGCTAATCGGCAACGCTTACAACCTCAATGTGATCGTTGACGACCAACTCCCTATTATCGGCACCAGTGGCCAGCAGCGGCAGTTTGTCTGCTATATCTGCGGTCTTGGCGTGATGCGCGAGGGAGATCAGATCCCCATGGAAGTCGAGCCGACCCGCAACGCTCCGTCCAAGCAGGACGGCATGATTGTGGACTACCACCAGGTTCAGCACGTTCCCGGCACTTCCTGGAACTCCACCCAGGACAACCCGACGAACGCGCAACTCGCTACCGGCTCGAACTGGAGCTTGGCGTACACCGAATCTCGCCTGATTCCGGCAGTGCGACTGATCGTCAACTCGCCCTTTGGCGGAACGATCTGATAGGCTTCCGGGGAGGAGTGATCAAGGGGGCTTCGGCCCCCTTTTTTCGTGGCGCGGCCGGGGTAGGATGGGGGCCCGAGCCTCCTGTGTCAGATGGCCTCCTTCCAAAACCTCAATTTCAAAAGCGGCCTCACCGTCGCCACCCTGCCCACGGCGGCCCAGTTGACCGAAATGGACGCCCTGTTCGCCCTGCGGGTGGTCACTGATGCCACGTCCCCCGCCGCCGGCTCCGCGCCCGTAGGCGGTGGCTCCGCGTCGGCCCTGGTCTGGTGGCGTGGCGGTTCCTGGCGCGTCATCGGGGTCTGAGCGCCGTGAGCAGCTCTGTCTGGTGGCCGTGGCATCGCCTGGCTGATCCCTACCCCTATCAGGCGATCGTCGGCGAGGCCCAGTGCAACTGCACGCCCCCGGATCTCATCGTGGTGGCCACCGCAGACGCCTACATGGCGACTACGCTCAAGGCCACCGCCTGGGCGGCGCTCACCACGGCGCAGAAGGGCCAGGCCCTGAACGAGGCCCAGAACGCTCTGCGGACCCTCCGCTGGTGTACGGACGAGGAAACGTGCTGCGGGCGCGAGCTGGACGCCAGCTACACCGCTGCCGCCTCCGAACTGGCTCTTGTGCTATTCAGCAACAGCACAGCCGTATTTGGCGCGGCGAATCAACTCCCTGCGCCTGTCGTCAAGCGTCAAAAGCTCGGCGATCTCGAAGAGGAGTTTTTCTCGCCCAGGGAAACACGCTCCCCACAGGTACTGCCAAATGACGCTCGCGTTGGCAGGTATTCGCCGACCGTGCTGCGACTGTACCCCTGGCTGCTCGACATGATCGGCTGCTGGGTAAACAGGAAGAACGAGTCCATGGTGCCATTGTTCCGAGGATGAACGCTCCGCAAGATGCTTGGGCAGGCTTACTCGCCAAGCGGCTTGTGGATCGCTGGCGCTCAACCGCGCTCAGCTACATCAAAATATCGCCTGGCACCTACAACGAAACTACCGGCACGATCTCACTGACAGAAACAACTGTGACCGGGGCCGGCGCAGTGCTCAATTCGACGCAACAAGAGCGCGATGGCGTGATGCAGGACCACGAGCTTGTGGTATGGATCGATCATATTGCGGTTCCGTGGCCGGTCAGTACCAATGATCGCCTGGGCTATCTGGGCAAGCGCTGGAAAATCACCGAGATTGGGCCAACTTATGGCAGTGGCGGCGAGGAGAGCACGTCGCCAGCCTATATCACCACGCTTGACGGCAGGGTCATCACTACGCTTAGCGGAGCGCCACTCATCGTACAAGGCTCTGGCGGCGGCTCTGGCGCCAATACGTTTAATATGTACGCCAGCAAAGTCACCGCGAGGGCGGAATAATGGCAGGCCGAGGATTTAACGCGCCACAAAGACGATCGCAACCTGCGAGGGGATTCGCAAACCCATTGCGCAATATGTCAGCAGACGTTCGCCGCGCCACCGGCGAAGCATTGCGCTCTGCCACGCGCCAAATTATCTCCGACTTGCAAGAGGAAGGCCCTAACTACAGCGGCAAGTTTAAGTCGAAATGGTATTCGCAAGTCGAAGGACGCAGCAACAAGGTATTTGCAAGTGTTGGCGTGCCGCGCTTTACTGATGAGCAGCTCAAAAGAGGCGCTCCTGCAATCGTAATTGGCAACACATCGCCTTATGCACAAGAGGCGATGGATCTGATTCCTGGCAAGTTCGTCAGACAAGAAGAGGATCCCAACAAAACTCCAGTCGCCATGGGTAAAAGGACCGGAGCGCTTCGCGGCCAGGTGCAAGATATGTCGCTCGACGAGATAGTCGAGGCCGGCGGCAGGCCAGCTATCTCAACTGCTGAATACGAATGGTACACGCAATACATGGAAGGTGGCAGGTTTGACAGAGCGTTTAAGCAGGGTGCTAAATCTGGGTTCATCCGCCCCGCCATCAAATGACAGCCGACTACCTGCAACTGATTCGTGGCACCTATGAGCGCATAGTCATCGACAACGCCGCCCCCGTGCCGGTCTTTGTCGAGAATCAATCTGCCGTGAACCTTGATGCGCTGGCGGAGTATTGCGTAGTCAAGTTCAACTTCGGTTTAATCAACGAGCTTGTCGTTGGCGGCATACCACAGCGACATATTCGCGCTTCACTGATCTGCGAGATTTTCACGCGCAAAAATATCGGCCCAGGGCGCGGCCTGCAGATTGCGACCCCGATCAAGGATGCCCTCGAAGCGCTTAACGGCGTGCGCCCCACGGCGACCCAGCAGATCGTGCCCCGGATCGGCCGCATTACCGGCCCCAGCCAGTCGCAACTGCAGGACCGGCCACATCACTACACCCGCTTCTCGTGCCCCTGCAGCGCCAGCTACCGGCCCTTGGCGTAGCCCGCGCCGGTGCCCTAGACTGAACCGCGAAGCTATCGCCGGCCACGGGCCGGTCCCCCGATGCCCGTCACGACTTGCGGCCAAACCACTGTTCTCACCGGCCAAGATGGCCTGGTGACGATGG